TTTACTATTGATTTATCATGTAATGACCTTTGGAAAGATTTCGCATTACTAGCTTCTAATCCAGCTCCTAATGCTTGACCCATTCCTAGCATTAATGCCATTCCGGGACTTCCCATTACAGGTGGAGGCGGTGCTATATCTGGAATTGGATTGAGAGCAACCTTACTAAATGCTTGGTTCATCTTGGTTTTCAATTGTCTATTTACATCAGCTTTAACTTCTTTAGCTTGATAGTCTGCTGCTGCTAATTGTCGAGATCTCATTGCTTGAGTCATACCAAAATTACCTTGATTAGTCACTAACAGCTTGGCTAAAGATTTACCAGTAATTCCTCTTTCAGCAGCCTGAACCATAATGTCTCCTTGGTTCTTCAACATCTTTTCAAAGTCACCTTGATTCTGGATGATCGCCATAGCTCTGGCTCTATTTAATTGGATGTTCGTTCTTGTGTAAGCTCGTTGAGCTGCAATTGCTGCTAAGTCAACTTCTTGTTCAAACTGTACTTTCTTTGTTTTATAAGTGGTTCTTTCTTGCATCCACTTACGTTCGCGTACTTTCATTCTATGGTTGTACGCACGCCTTTTCTCTGCATTCTCTTGAGATACTCCGGCGGCAGAACCTATTGCACTAACGGCTGGTCCTATTGCTGCTACATCACACACGGCAAAATTCTATAAAGGATAAATAATTTGGTCCGTATTCAAATCTCCTAAGAAATTTAAAACCTAAGAACCTAAGTAACTTCAAATGGACTTTGTTTCTTTCGTCAACAATGTTCCACAGTAACTTTTCTTTTCTTGATTTCACATACCTCAATGCTTCTTTAGCAAAGGTATGAGGATATTCGTAGATAGCTGGGGTGCAAAGCATCCAGATTTGTCCATTACTATGGACTCCTGCCATGCCTGCTATCTCGCCATTTGGCACTTCAAAATAGACTGAATCGCAGTTTTGAAATCCTACGATCAGAGAATTTAAAGGGTCATGTCCATGACCTTCTGTGACCTCTCTATAGTCATCGGGTAATAAATTAGAAGCCACACGAAGTGCAGCTTCCAATGTTGCTGGGTGAATGTATTTAGACACGAGTATAAAAATTATTATTGAGTATCCCTTCCCACGTAAGATTATGTACTGTGGCAGGAGATGGGTGAGTAGACTTAATAGTTAAACTTGCGTTTATATTTCTGTCGTATATAGGTACTGTTCTTAAAATATCATCGTCAAATATTCCAGTTGTATTAGCTATGTATTGGTTGGCTGGAGTTACTTCAAATAATTCTGTATAATCATTTCTCCCTTTTCTAACAAGTGTTGTTTCATATACTCCTACTGGTCCAAAAGCTAATTTAACTCTATGAATAATAGTGTTAGATCTAGTATCAGATGACCAAGTTTCTCCACTCAGTTTTTGATAGTACAAAGTTGGGAGAGTAATAGACATCGTATATAGATAACCAATAAGGAATGTCTGTCCTGACCAATCTCCATCTATTTCTAAATTGGAACCATTGACTGTAACTAAAGAATAGTTACCAATAGCTAACGCAGGGTTAGCAGTATCGTCAATATCATATGCAGCTATCTGTCCAGTACCATTTAGTCCTGTAGGTTTTGCTTTTGTAGATTTACCTGTAGTTGAGTTATATGTCCAACCAGAAGTAGACATTAGATAATCCATATGCACTCTGTTCTCTGCCAATTGGAGAGTTTCAGAATCCATTTTTATTGCATACTTTAATAACTGACGAGCTGTTCCATTTTGAATAACTACATAAAGAGCATCGTCTTGCATGCAGTGATACTTAACAGTTCCCGGGAGAGTCCACTTAAACCATGAAGCTAACTTTCTCTCTCTCACACTGTCGAAATATCTGTATCCATATAGCGTCGAAGAACTATCATCACTAAATAAAACTACTGAGTTTTCTCTAGAGTTTGAAATAGTCTTTAAATCCTTTTCAAATAATCTAGAAACTACAGCACTTTGTTCAATTAGTTGTGGTTGACCTTCTCGTCTAATGTTCGCCATCTCATAGAAGCGAGAATTTTTTCCGGCATTATCTAGGAAGCCTACCGTAACACCAAGAGAGACAGGGTTAGTTGTATGGTTAAAGTTGTAAGTAGAAAGAGCATTTAGTTTTGCTGTTAATGGACTGAATACATCACTATCAGTAGTGAGCATAAATTGTTGATTTTTAGTAAATAAAACTAATCCTGTATTAACTTGGATTCCGTCATAAAATACTGCTGGATATTCTGAGCTGCCTGATAAATCTATTGGGTCGCTAGCTACAAATGATATAGCTGATTTAGACCAGAAGTTTAAATAATCTCCCGGACGAGATGCAATAAGAAATTCATTAGCCAGAAGTATTAATCTGTTTCTAAAGAACAACATCTTATTAATAGGTCGTCCTATAAAGGATGGCTCTGGGTTTGTATTACTATCACCAACTAATGCATCATCCCAAAAAGGAGCATTATAAGAAGTACCAAGAATTGTGTAAGAAGAATTATCTAGTTGAGTTAATCTAAAGTTTGCATCAGCAGTTCTAATAAGAGCTACTGGCATCTTTGCATAATTAAATCTTATTGTTCTTCCGGGTTTAGCGCACTCTTGCCAAGTACCCTCTCCATCTCTATCGTTGTTTCCATTAAATTTTACGTAATGGTTATCTTCATCTGCTTCACTATTAACTATCTCTACTACCATTCCATGTTTACACTGTGAAGGTAAATCTCCTACATCGTTAACTTCACTAGCTACTACATTCAATAATTCTCCTACACCTGTAGAAGCATTGAAAGATGAATTACGTTTAATATGTATTCCACTACCAATCATCGTTATTTGAGAAGCAGAAATATTTCCACCATCAATTAACTCTTGTCTAATATCTCCGAGAATACTTTCAGCAGTAATAGTTGTTTCATTATCAAATGGTGTTGGGTTAGGTCTTACCATTGCAAGGTTTGCTTGAACCTTTGATGTACTGATAGCTTCGACAGTTACTTTATAAAAAGCATCTTTCATCCATACATAGAAAAAGTCACCAAGTAACCAGCCTTCTCCACCATGTAGTAGATCGTAAGTAGTTGTATATCTAGCTTGGTATGTAGTTGTTTGGTTTTCTCCAGATCCAGTTGTATAAGGTACTGACTGACCAGTTGTGGCTATACGAAAATATAAATTAGATCTTCCGCTAACATAATCACTTCCACTACCAGAACCACCTTGAGCATAAGTTCTAACGTTGTACTGATAGTCTTGGTTAGATGTAGCACCACCAGATATTATACCGCCTGTAGCTGAGCCATCAGTTAATGACTTGTTACTATCAACAGAAAATATACGAGTAGCTACGTTAGGAGCAAAGGCATCTCTACCATCTCCTGCACTGTCATCACATCTATTTCCAGCACTACCTCTAGTTGCATGAGCAACCATAAAACCACTTGAATCGCAGTAGTTATTACTAGATCTAACTCTCTCTACATTGATACGTGTAGCTGTAGTAGCTGTAGTAAAATGACTATCTTGCGAACCATCTTGATCAAAGACATTCACGGAATATTGTTTTGCATAAGATATAGTTTTTAATTCTATAAAAACTTCTTTAGTAAAATCTCCTGCCGGTGCTGTGACTCCAGCATCCATCTCAGTGTTAACTGTTCTATTAGTTAAATATGTAAAGTCATTTAGAGTAAGAGTTTGTATATCTTCATCACCTGTATGAGTTAAGTATGTATTATTTCCTATTCCATTTACTACAGTCACTTCGGCTCCTGCTTGATGAATAGTACTTCCATTAGCAGCCTTAACTTCTACGCAAGCCCACATTCTTACAGTTCCATTCTTAGCAACTTGTCCTATATATTGTTCGTTCTCATCTCTGTAATAGTGAAACCATCTTCCATCACTTGTTGAATTAGTTAATGTTGACACAAACTTACCAGCCGGTCTCTTTAATAATCCTTGAGTTATGTCTGGTATTGCATTAACCATGTCCCTTACCTGACCGGGTCTTTTTTGTTCATCAGGTTGTTGTGATATTCCAGCAGTAAGGCTAGGTATAGTTTGTGTAATGTTTGCCATTATCTTCTAATAAGTGCTTTGTAAGGTTGGTAACTTCTATAGGCAGTATCTTCAGGAAATCCCAGAAAATTATGATCTCCTTGTTCCGTTTCATAATTCATGGCATTAGCTTTTGCCTGTGTCTCTTCAAGCTTGAGTAGCTTAACTAGATCAGCATTAGATACAAGCTGAGTAGCAGCTCTACATGCAGCTCTAGCGATTATGTATCTTTGAATTGCTGGAGGTACATCTGTAAATTGAATTAAAGATATAGTGTCGAAGTAATAGTCTTTAGTAAAAACATTTGTCTGGTGAACCAGATCAAATAGTTTGCCATCTCTTCTAACAACATCTGTTCTACGATCTATTTGACCATCACTAATGTCAAAAAGAATGGCATTAACTGGAACAGTAAAATTACCATTAGCATCAGGAGACTGTTTTACTCTGTATGAAGAATTGAAATGCCAACCAGTTGATTGAACATCTTTATTTACTTCGTCTAATAAATTTTTTACAAATGATATTTCTGGGTTCTCTAGTGCATTGCCTGTTAGAGAAGTAATTGGTGATTGACCAATGCTACCCAAGATAGAGTTCACTGCGGATAGTTCGGTATCGGTTGCTATTTGAGTAGTCATAAAAAAAAA